GACTAACTACAACGATTTTCCCAGATGGAACCTCCGAATATGGTTACACTTTCACAGTTACCGCTGTTAATAGTGCAACAGAATTTGAATTCCTTGCTGGAATATCTACTATCGTACACTACTACACTGGTGGTGGACATACCAAGAAAGTTCCAACGGTTCAAAGAGTTTTAAGGTATACTGATGATAGTACTGATGGAGCTAGGGACTTTAGAGTAGTTTCTATTGGATCTACCAATGAGTTTACTGTTTTAGCTGGTTCTATTTCAACAATACCGCACTATTATACTCAAGGCGGAATAGTAACATTCAAACAATATGAACCTTTCATTTTGACAGTTGAAGAGGTACAAACTGATACATTTGCTGGTTTCTATCCAGGTCAGTTTATACAATTCGATGATATTTCTTCATTCTTTAATGGATTTAGGAAGAAGTTTACACTTGCAACTACTCTTAATGGCGTAAGAACTGTTATAGGACTTAAAGTTCCGGATGGAACTGATTTAGATATAACTAATAACATCTTTATATACATTAATGACGTACTTCAGGTTCCTGGTACATCATATTCATTCTCTGGAAGTAGAATAACTTTTACTGAGGCTCCAAAACCTGGATCAAAGTGTGTTATCCTTTACTATAGAGGATCATCAGTTGACGTTGAGTTGGTCGATCCACCAAAAACAATTAAAACAGGTGATAACATTACCATTCAGGAGAATCCACTAGACCCCTATGATATTTCACAATTTGATAGAGTTGTTAAAAAGATTGTTACTTCGGATCAATTGGAAACTTTCAATTATTATTCTGTTGGTATTATTACCGATCCAACAAGAGTAAGACCACTGACATGGAAGAAACAACTTAGTGACACTGTTATCAGTGGAACACTTTATTCTAAGTCTAGACCAAGTTTGCAGAGTGGTGTTAAACCTTTTGCTACAGTAATTAAAAAGATTCAACCGGATGATACATCAATTTATGTTGATAACGCTTATCCACTATTTTCTGATGTTGATAATCTCTCTGAAGATATTAGAGATTTATTGATACTAGAAAATAAAACAGTTGAACAATGTGTTGTTGAGTCCGTAGTTTCTTCCTCATCCACAGTTACTTCTATCAATATTTTAGATGGTGGAATTGGTTATGCAAATACATTATCACCAAAAGTCGTAATTTCTGAAGCCTCCATTACCCAAAAAGATCCTATCTTTAACTGGAATGGTGGAGTTGGATTAACAACAACTTATGATTTAAAATCTGTTAAATTTAATGATAGATTTGTTTCTGTTGGAGCCAATGCTATCTATGCAACAAGTTATGATGGAATAAATTGGCAATTAGGTACGGTTGGATTTGGCCAAACTGAAAGTTTGGACTTCAATTCTATTGAATCTGTTGGCATCGGTACAAGTAATTTATTGGTTTCTGTTGGCAGTCTTGGAAAAATTGTAAAAGCAACAGACTACAATACTTCTACTTCAGTTTGGGAACAAATTCCTCTGAAAGAAGATGTTGCTCTTCCTGGTTTTGGTGTTGTTGGTCAAGTAGGTAGTGGGTACACTGGATCATTTAATGAAATTGCATATTCTAGTGTTACGGATAGTTGGGTAGCTGTTGGAGCTGCAGGATCTATATTTGTTGCTACTGGAGTTACTACTGACGCATTTACAAGCAGATTCTCCTCCACTCTTTCTGATCTTAATAGTGTTGCATTTGGTGCAGAATATTTTGTTGCAGTTGGTGCAGATGGTGTTATTAGAACTTCTAATAATGGTTTTATTTGGGAAACTGCATCTTCTCCAGTTGTCACCAATTTAAATAAAGTAATCTACGCTAATGGGAAGTTCGTCGCAGTTGGCAATAATGGAAAAGTTATACGTAATCTCACTAGAGATACCTACGAAATTATTACAAACAATCTTGGAGTTTCCGATATTACAAATATTCACTATGCTTATGGATTCTATATTATTACACTCTCCAGTGGAGATTTATATTATTCCTTCGATTTATCTGATTGGATTTACAGATCAACAAATCAATCCAATTTATTAAATGATTTTGCTTTTGTAGACAATCTTGGATCAGATGGTAGATATGTAGCTGTTGGAGCTGGTGCAACATCAATATATGCAGAACCTGTTCTTAATAGAGCAACTGCTACTTCCAGTGTTACTTCTGGAGTTGTCACTTCTATCCAAATTGATAATCCAGGATTTGGTTATGATCCAAACAACCCACCTCCAACTTTGGTGGAATTGGACACTTATAAGACAGAAACTGTTAAATCATTTAAAGTTGTGGGAGATTTTGGAACTATTATTGGCATTCAAACATACCTAAGTGGAACACCAGGAATTGGAACAACATCTCCAAAAATTTCCTTTACCTTGAAATCTGAACAATATGATAATAGTACTCTAGGTATTGGATATTCATCACTCAATGTTTTAGGAGTTACGAACAGTCAATTATCCAAGGGTGATTATTTTGTCATTACAGATAGTAACGTTGAAACTGGTGGAAATCTAATCGGAATATCTACATTACTTGGGGGAATGTCCAGTTACCCAGATTCCGTTATTGGAGTTGCTACACAATTCATAGATGGTGTTTATAGAGTAGAAGATGTCACCACACCTTCTATTGGTATAGTTACCGTGACATGTAACTTTGCTCCTATGATTGATAATTATGTACAGGTCTGGCCTAGAGGTGAAAATGATACTGGAGTTAATACTGGTGGATTCTATGGAAGATATAGTTGGGCTAAAATTTATGATTACCAAAATAGAATTTTGGGAAATCCAAAAACTTTTGATGTCTTTACCGACAATGGACTTACAGGATTATCCACATCTCCTAAGATTATAAGAACAAGAAATGTGGTTAGTCAATAAAAGGTGACTAAATAAAAAAAAGTCTATTTAACAATGCCCGCTATAATATCCGACCAATTTAGAATTTTAAATGCAGAAAACTTTGTAAAAAGTGTTTCTGGAGTAGGTGACACATCAAATAGATATTATACTTTTATTGGACTTCCGAACAGCAACGAACCAGCTGCTGGTGGATCACCAACGTGGTCCTCTAACACTCCATCTCCAGTGGATGGATTTAGAGAGGAGTATCAAGTTAAAGAAAGTATTATATCTCTGAAACAAATAACAAGTCAAGATGTACGGAGATTAGTTAGAAAAGTAAATTGGGTTGCAGGAAATACTTATGAAATGTATAGACATGACTATAATGTTTTTAATGTAACTCCAGTTACTTCACAGACCGGACTTTATGAAGCAAATTATTATGTCATAAATGAGGATCTGAGAGTTTATATTTGTTTACAGAATGGAACCGACCCAGAAAATCCCAAAGGAAGACCATCTTTTGACCAACCAACTTTTATTGATTTAGAGGCAAGAGCTGCTGGCGCTAGTGGTGACGGATATATTTGGAAGTACTTGTATACTATTAAACCATCTGAGATTGTAAAATTTGATTCTATTGAATATATTCCAGTTCCAGATAGTTGGGGAGATTCTGGAGAATCGATTGCAACAAAAAATAATGCGGTTGATGGAAAGATAGAAGTTGTTCTGATTAATAATAGAGGTTCAAATTATCAGCCAATTTCTACGTCGTTCTCAAATGTTCCGATTCTTGGTGATGGAACTGGGGGAAAAGCCACTATTACAATTGATTCTTTTGGTAAAGTATCTGAAGTTTTTGTCACGGATGGGGGTAAGGGTTATACTTATGGAAGTGTAGAATTCTATCCAGGAGCTCCAGGATCTGATATTAATGGTCCATTAAGTCAGTTAAGTAATACTGGAATTGGAACTACTTCCATATCATCTTTTAATGTTATCATTCCACCAAAAGGTGGACATGGCTATGATGTTTATAGGGAACTTGGTGCATATAGAGTATTGTTGTATTCCAGATATGAAACATTGGAAAGCAATCCAGATATTATTTTGGGTAATGATTTTGCTAGAGTTGGAATATTAAAAAATCCAACAGTGGTGGGAAGTAACGTCCAACTTTTAGATGCATCAGTTGTAAGTGGATTGAATGCTTTGAAATTAGCTGGTGTTACTACAAATACAACTTATGGTGTTGATTCGGTAATCAAACAAACTGTAGGTTTAGGATCAACTGCTATTGGATATGTTGCATCCTGGGATCCAATAACTGGAGTATTAAAATATTATCAACCAACAGGACTAGCTTCAAGTGAAACTGGATTTAAAATTATTCCATTTACTTCAACTCCAGACGTTGGATATGGAGTAACAATCAATTGTTCTTCCATAATCGGTCCAACATTGCAAATTAACACAGGTTTTAGTGGTGTCACTACGACAATAAATAATAGAATATACCAGTTAGGACAAGATTTCGTATCTGGAATTTCTACCGCTGAGTATGAGAAAAAATCTGGGGATGTTATTTACTTGGATAATAGACAACCTATTCCGAGATCTGCCAACCAAAAGGAAGACATTAAAATTGTATTGGAGTTTTAAATAAAAATGGCACAAAATAC